AACATTGTCACAGCTATTGGGCTTATTGAAGATGCAGAGCATGAGGTCACAGGTCTTGCAATGTCTCCAGCAATGAAGAATGCACTTGCACAGCTTAAAAAGGGAGCAACAAGCAATGAGCCAATGTTCCCTGAGCTTGGCTGGGGCGCAGCAGTTGGACAGATCAATGGACTTCCTGTTGATTCAAACAACACAGTTTCATTCAAGCAGAGCCTTGACAGAGCTATTGTCGGAAACTTTGCAGATTTCTTTAAGTGGGGTTTTGCAAAGCAGATTCCTATCGAGGTTATCGAATATGGTAATCCTGACAATTCAGAACTTGGTGATCTTAAAGGACACAATCAGGTTTACTTGAGAGGTGAGGCTTATGTAGGATGGGGAATCATTGAACCATCAGCATTTGCTATCATCAAGGCTAATGCATCAGCTTGAGTGGGGGAAAGCGCATGATTTATAGAAATATAAAGACAGGCGCTGAGATCATTACCAAATCAGTGATACAATCACCAAATTATATCCTGGTAGAAAAAAAGGAGGCTCCAAAACAGGAGCCTCCAATTAAGGAATCTAAACAGGCAGAGCCAAAAGCAGAGCCTAAAAAGGTTTCTAAGGTAAAATCAGCGCCCAAAAAGAAAGGGTCAAGAAAATGAGTCAACCATTTGCAACAGTAGAGGATATCCAATTATTATTCAGGCCGCTATCAGCAGCAGAGCAGACAAGAGCAGAGGCATTGCTCCCGCTTGTATCGGATGAAATCAGAGTCCTGGGCAAGAGTGTTGGCAAAGACATTGATGAGATGGTTGAAAAAGACAGCACTTATGCAAGCGTGGTCAAAATCGTTACAGTTGATGTCGTTGCAAGGATTTTGAGGCAGTCAACAGAGGGAGATGCAATGGTCCAAGAGTCTCAAGCTGGTCTTGGCTATTCGTGGTCAGGTACATATGCTGTTGCTGGTGGTGGTATTGCAAATTCTATCCTTAAAAATGATCTGAAAAAATTAGGGCTGCTCCGGCAGCAAATGGGGGTTACATTCTTATGGCAAGGCTGTCAGGGACAAAAGTGATTTTATATGATGAGGTCCAGATTGGGAGCAATCCTCTTGGGGAGCCAATTTACAAAGAGGAGCCTGTGGAGGTCGAAAATGTTCTCATTGGTGAACCATCAACAGATGATATCACAACATCCACAGAGCTCTATGGAAAATCAATCAGATATATGCTTGGAATCCCAAAGGGAGACACGCATGATTGGAAAGATAAAAAAGTTTCCTGGACAGATGCTTATGGAATCACGCACACAGTCAAGACATTTGGGTTCCCCATGACAGGGATTGAGCAAAATCTCCCGCCTCAGATTCCTTGGCACATGAAAGTGAGATGTGAGGATTATGAGTAAAACGGAATTTGAGCTAAATCTCTCAGGACTTAATGAGCTCATGAAATCAACAGAGATGTGTGAGATTCTTGAGGCGGCTGGTGAGGCTGTGGCTAATGCGGCGGGAGCTGAATATGGTCACAGAGTACATGAGGCCAATTTTGTTGCCATCTGCAATGTCTATCCGGAATCACAGGAGGCAGCAAAAGAAAACTTTGAGGAAAACACACTTTTGAAAGCAATCGGAGCTGTTGGTTTATCAACAACAAAGTCAGGAGGATGAGATGATTGAGGTCCTTTTGTATGATTTTCTAACGGAAAAAATGACAGTCCCGGTATATGTGGAAAAGCCAAAGAATCCGTCTGAGACAATGATTATCATTGAGAAAACAGGCAGCTCAGAAAAAGAGTTCATTAAGACATCAACTTTTGCTGTGCAGTCTTATGGAGCATCATTATTTGAGGCTGCTGAGTTAAATGAAAATGTTAAAAATGTGATATTTGATGGTATTGATGGCCTGATCTCGTTGGATGAGGTCATAAGAGTTGATTTAAACAGTGATTATAATTTCACTGACACGACAGAAAAGCGAAACAGATATCAGGCAGTAATAGTCATTACACACTATTAAGGAGGCAAAAATGGGAAACAATGCAAGTAATGTAAGCGCTGGAAAGCCTAAGATTACGGGAGCCATTCACGTTGCGCCCAAAGGCACAGAGCTCCCACAGGATGCAACAGCAGCTCTTGGAGATGCATGGAAAGCACTTGGATATTGCTCTGATGCTGGTGTAGTAAACGGAACAGCAATGGAGACAACAGATATCAAGGCTTGGGGCGGTGATACAGTTTTAGTTATCCAGACCTCAAAAGATGATACATATAAGTGGACTCTCATTGAGATTAAGAATGTTGAAGTCCTTAAATTTGTTTATGGAGAGTCAAATGTCTCTGGTGATCTCAACTCAGGCATTGTCATTGCCGCAAACAATAAAGAGACGGATGAGGTCAGCGTGATAATTGATATGATTCTCTCTGAGAATACTGCAAAGAGAATTGTGATTCCAACAGCAAAGATTAAGGCTGTTGAGGATATCACATATGCTGATAATGCTGCAATCGGCTATGGCACAACAGTTGGATGCATGCCTGATGCAGATGGAAACACACATTATGAATACATTCAGAAACAGCAGACTCCGTCTGCATGAGGGGGAAAATTAAATGACAGAGGTACAGACAAAGAGCGGATTTGTTTGGAAAATAGACGAGCGGAAAGTCACTGATTGGGACTTTGCCAAGGCTCTTGCAGAATCAGAGTCGGATGATTTAGGCGCACAGATAAGAGCAATTACTTATCTTGTGCCTTATTTATTAGGCAAAGACGGAGAGGCGGCCTTGGCGGAGCACGTCAAAGACGAAAACGGAATCAGGCCAACAATGAAAATGATTTCTGAATTTAGAGAGATGTTGAATTTGTTAGGCGAACAAACAAAAAAATCAGAATCCTCTCAGGAATGATTGCGACTGACGAGGATGCATTGCTGTGTGATATGGCTGAGACGTATCACATTTATGATATGTATTCTTTTCCGGTGCTTTACATTGCAACATTGGCAAAGGGGCTCAGCTATCGAGAAAACAGCAGAATAATGATGTCATTAAACGGGCTAAGTGTAGAGATTAAAACTCTACTCTTGGCCCGAATTTGTGACAGCAGCGCAATCAATGTCTGGTTTAAGACAGAAGATGGACAAAAAGGATTTAACAGACCTCAATCAATGGTTCAGTTGCTTACTAAACAGAACAAGAAAAATGAGGTCGGATTTGACAGTGGAGATGATTTTGAAAAGAAATGGAGGGAGATTGTAGGTGAGTAATCTTGGAAAAGCGTATGTCCAAATTATTCCATCAGCTGAGGGAATAAGTGGGAGTATATCCTCCGTTTTAGATAAAGAGTCAGTAAGCGCCGGAAAGTCGGCGGGGTTAAATCTTGCTGGCGGTATCGGCACAGCATTAAAGGGTGCAACATCACTTGTTGCTGGTGCCACAGTTGCGCTCACAGGAGCAATCACAAGCGGAGCTCAAGAGGTTGCATCCTATGGAGACAATATTGATAAGCTGTCTCAAAAGATGGGGATTTCCCGCCAAGGATATCAGGAGTGGGAGGCAGTAATGCAGCATTCCGGCACGTCTATGGAGACAATGAAATCCTCAATGAAAACTCTTGCTAATGCTGTTGAAAAGGGCAATGAGTCTTTTGAAAGAATCGGAATCTCTGTGGATGATCTGAGCAACATGTCGACAGAGGAGATATTTAATGCCACAATTGCTGGATTGCAAACAGTTGAAAATGAGAGCGAAAGAACATATTTAGCTGGACAGCTCCTTGGAAAAGGTGCAACAGAACTTGGAGCGCTCCTGAATACATCAGCTGAGGACACCCAGAAAATGAAAGACAGAGTCCATGAGCTGGGCGGAGTCATGTCAGATGATGCGGTTTTAGCAGCAGCAACATTCCAGGACAACATGCAAGATTTACAGACAGCAATCAGCGGTGTTGGACGTGGAATGATAAGTGAGCTCTTGCCATCCATGAATGATATCTTAGCCGGATTCACAGAGCTTATTACAGGAGGCGAAAATGCAACAGAGCTCTTGAGCTCAGGATTTGAGTCATTGTTTGAGAATTTAGGTGAAATCGCAGAGAATATCATTGAAACATTGACAGAAATGCTGCCAACAATAATTGATGGGATAGCAAGTATATTGCCGGATTTGATTGAACTTGCAACAAATCTCCTGGTCTCATTGGCGGATGCAATAGTCCAGGCATTGCCAACATTGTTGACAACAGTAGTTCCAGCGCTTTTGTCAGCAGCCTATGAAATTGTAACATCACTAGCATCAGCACTTATCGAGGCGGGGCCCGCAATACTTGATGCCGGAAAACAATTGATTAACATGTTATTAGATAGCATCCTAAGTGGCAATATCTTAGAAAATGGCAAGAATGTTGTTAGTGATTTACTAGAGGGAATTACACAGATGTTGCCAGATGTCCTAAATTCTGGGTTAGAGATAATTTTAAATCTTGCAAATGGGTTATTAGAAAATCTTCCTGAGTTGATTTTGGCAGCAAGTGATATAATGACACAATTCATTGAATTTCTCCTTGCGAATTTGCCAACTATACTTGAGGTAGGTGTAAAACTTATTGGCGGATTAATCACAGGTATTTTAAATAATTTGCCAAATATCATAAAAGCAATATTAGAAGTAAATGCAAATATGGTAATGACATTTTTGCAAGCAATACCTGATGTAGTAAGTTTAGGAAAAGATATTGTGGAC